ACAGCGCTTAATGCCTGATAGTCACCTGTGATATTTGGTAACCCAGCTTCAATCATCTTGCCGACCTGCGCGGTGTTCGTCGTGCACTCAAGGAAACGCCCGTCAAGGTTCGGCAGCGTGAATGTAGTCGAGCCGTCGCCAGCGCCGAAAGTTGTGCCGATAGCGGCGAAGAGAGCCGCGTAAGTGGTGCGGGAAACCTTCGCGCCATTGCAGACCAGCCACCCTTTAGGAACTGTTTTCGTGGCAAAGCATCCGAGCATCCCCGTAGGAGCCTGCTGCGCGATTGCTTCGATAGCCTGCGCAGTGCGCAGCGGCGTCATCAAGCAGTTATTCGCGGTGCCTGCCTCGGCTTCAGTCTGGGTCGCAATATCTCCGCTCGCGATCTTCGCAAAAGAAACAGCGCCGTTGGCGATCTTCGGGTTCGATACGGCGTTGCTGGCCAGTTGAGTAGCGGTAATCGTGGCGTTTGCGATCTTCGCCCCAGTAACTGCCAAATTTGCCAGCTCGGAATTTCCGACTGCCCCCGATGCGATTTGCGCGGCCGTTACGGCGTTATCCTGGATCGCGGCAGAGCTGACAGAATCGGCGGACATCTTATCGGCAGTTACCGCAGCGTCCGCGATCTGATCGGTGGTAACTGCTTCGTCTGCAATCTTTGCGGTTGTCACTGCGCCAGTTGCAAGCTGGGTAGCACCGACCGCACCATTCGCGATCTTGGCCGAGGTAACCGCGCCGGATGCAATTTCGCTTGCGCCAACTGCGTTCGCCGCGATCTTATCGGCGTTGATTGCGTTGCTCTGAATGTTTGCAGTCGCTACCGCATTGGTTGCCAACTTTTCATTTGTGACGGCGGCCTTGATGATCTGATCTGTACCGACAGCCGCCCCTCCGATCTTCCCGGCAATGACGGCGCCGGATGCAATAGTGGCCGAGGTGACGGCATTCGCGGCAATTTTCCCAGCGATGACGGCGTTCGCCGCGAGTTGCGAGGAGCCTACGGCACCGGATGCGATTTTTGCGGCGTTGACTGCACCCGACGCGATAGCGGCATTGCCAACTGCGCCGTCGGCAATCTTCGCGGCCGTAACGGCGTCATCCACAATTTGATCGGTATCTACTGCGGCTTCTGCAATCTTCGCGTTCGTCACGCTTGCGTCGGCAAGTTGAGTAGTACCGACTGCGCCCGCTGCGATTTTCGCGGAAGAAACCGCGCCGCTCGCAATGGTCGCGTTGGTGACGGCATTCGCGGCAATCTTCCCAGCGACAACTGCATTGTCGGCAAGCTGGGTAGATCCGACCGCGCCTTTTCCGATCTTATCCCCCGTGATAGCGCCGGAAGCAATGGCCGCGCCACCTACCGCACCGTCAGCAATCTTGGCCGCAGTAATGGCATCGTCCACGATCTGATCGGTGTTGATTGCGTTTGCCGCGACCTTTGCGTTGGTCACGCTGCCGGTTGCCAACTTGGCCTCAGTGATCGCGCCATTCGCAATCTTCGCCGTGGTGACGGCGCTATCGACAATAGCGGCAGTATCTACGGCATTATTTGCAAGCTCGGAAGCCGTAACTGAGTTGGGCGCGAGCTGGGTAGCCGTAATGGAATCATTCGCGATCTTGGTCCCCGCAATCGATCCGTTTGCAATGTTGGACGGAACAAAGGCCGCGACGGCTTTCTTAAACGACGTATAAAGCTCAGTTGCGTTGAGCGTAGCGTCTACCTTCGCAAAGTCCGCCACAAGCTGGCCGATAACATAACTAGCCGCGCCGCCCTGCGAAAGAATGTAATTGAATTGCTGACTAGACGCTATGCCGCTTTTAAAGCCCGTCAGGCGTGCCGCAAGTGCATTCCACTCGGCATAAGGCATAACATTCGGGGTTTCGCCATTAGCAAAAGGCAGAAGCTGATTAGTAGGCATAGTTATTCCTTTTTAAGTCCGTCGATCCCTAGTAGCGGGAACCAGTAGCCATCGTCCAAACCCTTGACGCTCGCGGTTAGATAATCTAGACCGAACCAAGGGTTGTTATCCGTTAAATTCAAGTAAACGCCAGCCGAAACCACGTCAATAATGCGTCGGCTAAGCAGGTCGTAAACCACGCTCGGCGTTGTCCCCGGCGTTATGTTCATTGCAACCTGCATAGTCTGAAAGTCTTGCAGGTCCATAAACTTACCTACGACGCCGAAATTGGCAAAAATGCCAGAAACGTAAGCCGGCAAAGTTTCATTCTTGCCGTTCCAATGATTCATGAGAATTGTGGATTTGATGACCGCTCTATAGGTGCCGTCATCAAGAGATACCATGCCGTCGGTCGGGTCGAAGCGCCCTTTCCATACGCCAAGATCGAGACCTATGCCGCCCACGTCATCAAGGGCGAAATAGATGTCTGTCAGCGTTGACGGCAGTTTTCTGTCAGCGCCAACTCTCGCGCCCACAGCGTCGAGCTGCACGCCGACGGCGGTCTCAATTGCGAAATCGTCTTGCAGTTTGATTAGGCGCTTTCTTGCGACGTTTAGCGCCTCTGTAAGGACGTAAACCCATTCTTTGAATTTGGGTTTTTCCTTGTGTGCCCCCGTGATTAAGGCCGTGTAAGCATTGTCGCTCATTCCAAAACCTCAACCGTAAGGTCGGCAAGGTCGCAAGATGCGGCCTCATTCCATCCGATAGAAATTGATGCTGACGACATCTTTCCGCTGTTTTTGCCGAGCTGAATTGCGGATACCGAGAAACGGTCATCAATGCCTGGGCATTCCATGATTGCCGCCGTCAAGACGCGAGCAATATTCACGGATTCACCGATAGCTAGACCGTTTATGTAATCGGCAATGCGCTGCTTGATTTCGTCCGCGACCGTCGAAAGGTAGTCCGCAGCGGGCACAATCTCAAGCTTGCAGGAAATCTTGACTATCTTCGGGCGCGAGAAGCTGACGGTATTCGGGAAGCCATACGTATCAATGTACGTCGTATGCACGTCGCCATAGGTGCCAGTGCCTTCCGCCTTTTTAAGGAAGATCGTCCGACCAATGTCTTCAACCTGCCCGCCGTCAACAATCATCGCGATTGTGTGGCCGGGAATGCCGTTATCGTCTTCGACGTTCGTATCGTTCTTTACGCCGCTCACGCGGATTACGCCCGGCAAGTTGAGAAGGCTCGATATGATCCCTTCCCACAGGCTAATCGAGGGTAGGGCAGTAGACTGCGCCTGTCTGACGCGTAGCTGTGCGTCTGTCTCCACCGCAACGCCGACCGTTGCGGCGTTCGGGTTTGTGACGCTTTGCCAGCCGAGCGTTGGCGTGCCTATGCGCGTGATCGAGTTCGCCGCTGCCTCAATATCCCCAAGCTCCTCAGCGGTAGCGGTTACCGTGATTTCGCCCGATACGGGGATAACCACCTCAGCGGGCAAGAGCCACCGATTCTCGAAGCTGTCGATTGCCGCGCCGTTCGTAATGACGGTGCCAGCCTGCCCGATAAGCCGCAAGTCAACCTGCGAGGCCGTCGCCTCTTGACGCTTCAGACCGTTCATTGCAACGGCGTTGTCGAGAGCAATGCCTGTCGCAGTCTTTGGGTTGTAGGCGTTATAGGTGGCAATTGCCTGAGAATTTACGTCGTGCAGAGCGGCCGCGAAGATCGCGATTAACTGACCGTCTTGCGTGTCAGCGTCGAGATTCAGATCGTTCCCGAAGATGCTGCGCGCTTGCGACTGAAAGTAGTCAAGGATTTCGTCGTAGCTCGGCGCAGTGATGCCGTTCTCGTTTACTGTAAAAACAGGGTCGGTAATGGGCATTTACAAAACCTCTTGTATGGTTGCCGAGCCGTAAACGGTCGTAATGGTTGCTGTAACCGAAAGCCGACGCGTGTCGGGGTCTAAGACCGCTTCAAATGAATCGACTCCCCTGACGCCCGGCGTTTCGAGGATGCGGGAGCGCAGAACCACGTCAACCGCATCATGTCGGCCGAGAATTTGCTGAAGCCACGGTGTCCCGGCCTGCGTATCAATGAACCACGTGCCACGCCACAGCTTGAGCCGCGTCATTACGTTCTGCGCTACGCCGTCGGGGGAATCCTGATAAAAGTCCAAATTCCCGTGGCCAAGGACGTAATCGCCGTTTTTGTCGAGTTTTCGAACCTTCATTTGTCCCTCTACTGGTGCGGCGTGCTTGTATCGGCACCGTCTCCCTGCTCGGTATGCACGTGCGTCTTGAGGCTGATACCGTCGGCCACCACGTCGCCGGAAACCGTTGCGCCACCACCGCCGCTCAGGTTCATTCCGCCCTTGCCGGTAAAGCCGCCGCCTATGATCACGTTCCCTGTAAATTCGGTGGTGGGGCAGTCAATCCGCAGTGAGGGGCACTTAAGGCTTGTAGCGCCGCCAGCCTCTACGGAGACCGTGCCGGATATGACAGCCGACAGATTGCCCGTGGTATTGAGCGTCACATTGTGCGAAGCTGGATAAATGCTCAAGCGCGCCTCGCCGTCATCGCTTCGAAGCTCTACGGCTTCCGTGCTCACGGACGGGATGACTTCGGGCTGCGAATAGGGACCGGGGATCACAAAACCGTCGCTCAGATCGTGCATACGGGTTTCAACTGGCGGCTGCACCCCGCCGCTTTGCCACCAAAGATCAATGGCGCGCGCCGAGAAGACTACGAGGCATTCGTCGCCCGTCTTGATCGGAAAGGTGAGCGAGCAATCGCCGCCGCGCGGGAAGACAACGGGGCAGTCGAGAAGCAGGGGCAGATTCACCACCTTTACGGTGCCGTCTTCGTTCCGCTGCTTGCCCTGAATGGCTGGCTGCACCTCGCAGGTAAGCGCAGCGGGGTCGAAGCTTTGAATGATCCCAGGGAGCGCCGTCCATAGGCCCGAAACCCTACCCGTAACAAGCTGGTCTAAAAGCTCGTTCGGATCGCCCACGTACAAAGAGTTTTTAATCATTTCACATGTTCGGGAAAGTAGACCAAACCGACGGGTTCATTGGCTGAACGGCGTTGACGCCCATGCACTTTAAATTTGCGTACCAATCGTTCCCGCGTGTATCCCCGACAAACTCGCGCGAATAGACCCTGTAAAGGCCGTCGCTGTCGAGCATGTCATCGCTAGCTGCTAGATTGTTTTGAACTGCGCCTTGGTTGTAGGACGTGTCATAGCCCGCGTTTCGCTGAATCGTGTTGTTATTCAGCTGAATCAGCGACCCCATATTGAGGCGCGGATTTAGCAGGCATTTGACGTTTACCCCGTCAACCGTCAGCTCAGGCCGCCCGATCATGCCGGTTTGCGCGTTCAGTACGATTACTTCCTCGTTTGTGTCGTAGACCGCATCTTTTGGAATGGCGATCAGTCCGTTTGTGCCATACCCCCACATGAAATTGTTGGTGTCGGCAATGTTCTGCATTGCGCGCTCGCTCATCATGTAGAGCACTTTGCCGCGCGGCAGCGCAGTAGCCATTTCGATAGGGATATTGCACGGCTGTACGCCTTTCTCTTGCATGGACTGCGCGATGACGCCGAAAACCTGCGACTGAGTTGCACCCTTCGGGATGCTGGCATTTACCACCGCGTACTGAGAAGCCTTGCCCCCGGATGAGGCGATAAGGCGCATAAATGTATCCGTGCCGGATTCGCGCCCAGAGGCTTTCCACCAAAGATTGCCGTTGAAGATGATTGCGTGGTCATTCTGATAACCAGCCTCAAGAATCACGGCAATATCGTTCGTCTTCAAAACGTCATTCGTTGGCGCCTTGATTGCGTTGATTGTCTCTTTCCCGACGTTGTAGACGGTTATGTCGGCGGTGGTTGGTTTCCCGTTGAAGCCCTGCGAAATGCTGAATCGAACGCGGAAATCGGAAAGGTCTAAGGCCTCCGTATTCGAGCCGTCAATCGCGACGGTGAGGCGAAAGTATCTCAGCCACTGAACTGATTCCACGATTCGGCGCTCCAATACAAATGAAGGCTGTTGCCCATATCCTCGTAAGTCGGCTGGCCGCCCGCGCCGCTGTCGAGCCTTGCGAGCAGGTGGCCGAAACCTTTGTGTTCGACCTGCGCTAAAAGGTCTGTCTCGGTAACGAGCGGGATGCCTAGCACGGCGTCCGTTCCGTCCGCGCGGCGCATGTCGAGAAACCACCCGCCACCGACCGCGTTGCGATAGATCAGGCGCATTTCGTACTGATTGCCGCCAAGATTGATTGAGAAGGACTGAGCGCCAGTGCTCAGCGGGATTTCGAAGAACTGCGCCATTTACACCCCCTGCGCAAGGCTAAAAGATGCTGCCTGCGCCTGCCGCTGGCCGCCCGTCTTCGTACTGGCCGTGCGGCTGGGATCAGCTTGCGTAATCTCTGCTAGCGCAACGGCCTTCGCCTTTGCCGTCAAAAGCTCCTCGAAAGTCACCTCGACGATAAGGGCGTGCTCTGTATCTACGGTCGTAGTGGTTTCAAGGCGGCGAATAATCACGGTTTCATAGACCCGCTTTTTCGTCGAAAGCTTGAGGGGCGTCCGATTCTTCTGAAGCTCTAAAAGCTTCTCGTAAATCCCCTGCGTAGTCTCTTCGCCCTTGAATAGGCCTCCGAGCGCCCCAGAATCGCCAAAAGCGCCGCCCGTAAGCAGTCCCGTTGCTGACGAAATCAGCGTGTTGATTAGGCGCGAGGAATCCGACCAGCCGAAAGTACAAACCACAACCGCAGGCTCGGAGTAGGCATGGTCGGTAATCTGTGCGCCCGTATCGACGGGGTGCTTAGTAAGCGTCACTTCGTCCGAATGCATCTCGGAGACCGTAACGTCAGGTATTAGGACTTCACCCGTTAGAACGCCGTCAATCGAAGAAACCTCTATCGCGCGTTTCGTACCGAGTAAAAGCGCCTCTAATGTGTCGGGTAATGCCATAGCTTTACGTCAAGTTGCTGCCGAAATTGCGGCTGGTGGCCAGATTGCTCACAGCCCCCGCAACCTTCTCGCCTACAAGCGTCGGGTTCTGCGCGCCGTCAATTCGTATGTTTTGAGTAACCTGAATCGTCGGCCCCTTCGAAGACGGGATTTTGTCTCGCTCCGTAACGGCCTTGGATTTCCACTGAGAAGCCGCCGCAGATTCAGCCGCCGCAGTGAAGGCCGAACCCTGAAAGTAGTCCGCCGCCCCGTGCCCGTTTTCGTGGTTAATGATCGCGTCAGAAAGCGCTTTTAAAACCTTCGGATCGGACAAATTGACGCGGCTAAAGGCGTTCATTTCCACGCCCAGCGCGTCTTTCATTTGCTGAACAACGGAGTTTATGTAACTGCCCGTGTTGTTCTCATTGGGCGGCGCCCACTTGCGGACAATCGAAGCGACGTTTTCAAGCCCTGCGTTCTGATAGGCCTTAAGCTGCTCGGCCATCGCCTGGTAACCCTTCTCAGGGCTATCAAAGGTGGCGAAGCGACCCCGGCCGCCGGCTTCTTTCCCACTCGCCAGCCTCGAAGAAACGAGGTTGCCTGGGTTGTTGTTTCGGATGCCGCGGACGTTCGCGAACTCGCTTTCGTGAATTGAGCGCGGCTTTTCCTCAATCCTGAGCACTTGGTCGGGCTTCTCCACCTCATACGGGTTTGCCTTCGGGACGCTCTCAGGCTGCGGCGCCATAGGTGCAGCGTCTTCTCTGCGAGGCGCTTCCGACTTTACTGGCGGCGCGTCTACGCGGACTTCGACGGCATTAACCTGCGGCTTATCCTGCGCTTCCGGTCTCGGGCGCGGTGCATCCTTCTCGATTACGACGGGCTTCTCGGTATCGACGTAAACCGTCTTGACTTCCGGCTCATCTCTCGAAGGCCTCTCGGGCACTACCGACGCAGCCTGTTGCGGCTCGCGAACCCGCGATTCGGAAAGATCGACCTTAACCGGCTGAGGATCTTGCGCCTTTGCGGGTGCATCCTTCTCGATTACGACGGGCTTCTCGGTATCGACAACTACGGGCTTCGCCTCGCCCTTATCGTCCGCCTTTCTTTCCGGCTTAGGTGCCTCAGCAACTTGCGGCGCAGTTTCGTGCACCGTGGCCGGATCGGGCTGCGGGGTTTGCCGTTGCGCCTCAGGCTGTACGGCTTCCGGCTTTGCTTCCGGCGTTTTCACACCCTCGGCGTATACCGTCTTGACCTCGGTCGGCTGCGGCCCTTCTTCCGGCTTCGTTTCCTTGACCGTGCGGAAGTTTTTAAGGTCGATCCGCGCTTTCTCTACGGCCTTCAAGTCGCCGGATTCGATTGCTTCCTTTAAAGCAGCCTGATAGTCGGCCTCTGTCTTTTCGGGCGGCTTCACTTTGATCCGCACACCCTCGACCCGAGCGGCGGCCTTTTCGTCGCCTGCTACAGCGCTGTAGCCCGCGGCAATCTCTGCCGCCGCTTCGTCTCTGATCTTGGCTTTGCCCTTTTTCGCCTCGCGGTCTTTTGCCTTCGCCTGTAATTCCTTGAGGCGCGCGGCATCATCCTCGCTCAGCTTGCGCGTCTTGGCTTCCTTCTCCAAGCGCTCGCGCTCTACCTTCTCTTGGTATTCGTCCGCGCTGAAGAAGAACTTTCCGAGGTAGTCAAAAACGCCGTCGGAATCCTTGAGGATTGCCATCTCGGCGTTAACCCAATCGCTCAGGCCGTCCGCCAGCGAATCATTGAAGCTCGCGAGTTTCTTATCTAAGCCGAGGTAGTCGGTAACTTGCGCCGTCAAAGACTGGATAGCGCCGCCGACCAGGCTGAAAGACGTTTGCGCCTCATTTGCGAATCGGTGCGAGGCCCCCGAACCTTCCTGGATGGAATCGGAAAAGACGCCCGCCATTTGTGCGGCGCGCTCTAGCTCCTCCGGGAATTCCTTTTTCATGATCGCGTCGAAGGACGCACCGAGGCCCATAGCCTCAGCCTGCGCCTTCGCTACCGCGACGCCCTGCGTTTCCGCAGTCTCCCGGATGCGCTTAGCCATATCGAGGAAGATTTCGCTCGTATCGCGATACTTCCCCGTGGCCTCATCGATTACGTCTATCCCGAACTGTTGCGCCCACTGGGGCGCGTTCGGCATCTTCAAGTTTTCGGCAAGCTGTTGAAAAGACGCGCGGACGCTTTCGGCAGAGCCGCCCACGCGCTCGACTGCACCCTCAAGAGAGGAAAGGCCGCGAATCGAGGTTCCGACAGAGCGCGAAAAGTTGAAGTTGTCATTTACCTCTTGCGTGGTCTTGGCGAACGCTGCCGTAACAGCCGCACCCGTCGCAACGGCCGCCTTTCCGATAGACATGAGGCGTTCGCGAGCGTTGGCAACTGACTGCCCGAATTTAAGCTCGCCGTCCTTATCTACCTGAAAACCGAGGCGGACTAAAAACCCTTCAAGCACGCTCGCCATTACGCAACCTCATGATTTCGATTCGGTTCCACTCTTGATTGTCAAGGTAGGCATTCATTAAGAAAACGTCTTCAAGGGTCAAGCTTCCGTCCCTCAGACTTTCATACCGGCACATGCCCGCATGGACGGGACGCAAAAGAAAGTCGAGGCCATCCGGCAGAGAGCGCATCCGCTCCGCCAGATCGGCCCCGAAATTGCCGCCGCGCCTTATGCCGACTTGAAGAGCGCGGCAAAAATAGGGCGCAGCTCGCGCCCGATGACAGCAATTACGAGCTGAAAGATTTCGCCTGCGCCAAGGTCGGCGTACATAAGATTGCCGTCAACCATTACTCGGCCATAGTTGCGGCCGTCTTTGCGCTCGACCGCCTTCAAGCACGTTTTGATAACGCTCTCGAAGCTTGCACGATCCATGAGCGAGAGGCGATAAAGAATAGGTTCCATCGCACGCACCAGCTCGACGGATTCGCTTAAAAGCTTTGCCGGATCTTCGCCCGTTTCTCGGTACTTCTCTACAAGCGCAATAACCTGCGAGTAGATCTGCCCGACGAAAACGGGCGCGAGCGGTGCAATCATGCGCGCCACGTGAAGGGCGTCAAAAACGTCAAGCCGTCCGATGCGGTACTCGCGACCGCCGACCGTTGCCACCTGCGAAACGCTCATCATTCACCCGTCGAGTAAGTGCCCGTAACCGTGTCGATCTTGCCGCAGTCAAAGACCCATTCGACAAAACCGCCGTCTTCCGCATACGTGCGATCCGGCTGTCGCTGGAAAGCGCACCCGCGAGCCGTCGTAACTTCGTTATTGCCGCGGTTCTGTACGACGATCAGGTTATTGCCCCAGGCGCTGGAGCTAAGCGACTGTGCCGCGTAAAGCGTCTGAAGCTGAGAGTTGACAGGGGACGTATTGAGAAGGCGAATCGTGATCGTGCCGGTTTTGTCGGCGCGAAGGGAATGCATGTACTCGCCGTCGGCGCCGCCCGTCATTGCGTTGCGCGGCTGGTTGAGCGTGATCGTGATGCCTTCTTTCGAGTTGGCCGAACCAGCGCCGAGATTGATGACGCCGCCAGTACCCGTAAGCGAGGCCGTTACGTCTTGGAATGAATAAGTAGCCATTTAAAACCCTCTTAGCGGTTGACGTTGATCGTTACGTCGGCAAAGTGCACTGCGCCCGTAAGTTTGATTGCGCACTGGATCGGCGGCGCCTGGCGCGCTTCACGTTCGGCCTGCGACTGTTCTTCGAGCGGCTGGATATAGACGTAGTAGCCCGTCGCGAGCGTATCGCCGCGATTGAGCGCCCCGAAGCCGTCGCTATTCCACACGCCCGGCGAAACCAAATTGTTGGTAACGGCCTGCTCGATAGCCTGGGAAACAGTCGTAACGAGTTCGTTCATACCTGTTTCGTCTTGCCCGACCTTGCCAGCGCCATAGAGGAGATTCCACACGGCGGTTTCGACGTAGTTCTGAAGCCAGTCGAGGCCATGGCGTTCATCGATAAACCAGCCGCCGCACATAACGCCTTCCTGCAAAATCTGCGTTTCGTTGTCATAGACAGCGAAGGCGTTGACGCAATGATCTGAAAGCGCCTGCGACTGCGAGTAGCGAAGGTTTTCCGCCGTGATGCCGGGGAGCTGCTTAAATTTCAGCGTGATCGTGGTATTCGACCCCGAGAAGTTCACGGTAGCCATACGGCCGAGCACCGAGGCGACTGCAACCGGCGAGGAAGAGCTGTAGAGGATCAAGGTTCGCTGAAGGTTCGCAGCGTTCAGCTTGTAACCAAGCGAGGTAGTCTGCGAACCGTCAAGTTCGGCCGTATCCTGCGTGGTAAGCGCGAAGATGCGCGACGGTGAAGCGGCCTCAATGATCTGCGCCGCTGCGATGATGTCATCATCTTCCGCCTCAGCGGCGAACGCCATCATGTACCAAGACGGGAAATCAAGGAAAGTATTGATCGCCGCAGCGAGCGTTTCCTGATCCACTCCTGATTCGCTCGTAGTGCCTTCGTCAAGCCCCATCGCCTTAGAAAGCTCGGTGCTCGTAACCTTCGCAACCGTCGAGCTGGTGCCGGTAGTGGCCGACGTGATGACAAAGCGCTGTCCGTCCCACGTGCACGTACCTTTAGAGGAGAGCGCGGCCGTAACCTGCGACGCCACGCCGTTAAGGTTGCTCTGCGAAGAAAGATCGACCGCCGTAACGTTGACGGTTTCGCCGTCGATATCCACGTCAAACGCGCCTGCGTCGATTGAGGTGAATTTCGTAATTGCCTGTTCGCCAGTATCGAGAATGCGGCCATTAAGAAGGCCGCTCGATGCGGTCTTGCACCAGCGGCCGATCTGCACCTCGGTAGGCTGCGGGGACTGCCCAAAGAAGGCGACCGCCGCTTTGTATTCGAGCGCGTCCGCGCCGAAATCCGTGGCAATGTCATTCAGCTCGGTTGAGGCGTAAGTACGAATGCGCGTCTGAGGCCCGATGACGGGCGAGGTGCCGACGATCAGGCAAGCGCCAAAGTTTCGCAAGGGCGCAGCCGTCGGGGCCATGTTGATCTGAACGTTAACTACGCTCGAAACGGGAAGAGTAGGAAGTGCCATTTTTAAGCTTTTCCTTTTTCAGTTATCAAATCGATTTCGCCCACCTTCACGATGGAGCGAACGCCGTAATCGCGGGTGACAGAGCGGCCTATCGAAAAGCGCACGTCATAGCGGTCGATCCACTGCTCTAGGGCAAAGTCGGGAACGTGCAGCGCGGCGTCATCGCAGGATCGAAGCACCAGGCCATACGCCTTTAAAGTGCGCTGGTTCTGCGGGATATGACAGCCTTCGCGAAAATCGTCCGCAAGCTCTGCCGCGCGAGGCCCATAGAAAGAGGCGACGCAGTAGAGGATTTGCCAAGACGTGGCTCGTACCACGTCAGGATTCTTCAGCTCGGCTTGATACGGAAAGCCCTCAGTTCGCATCTCAAGAATGCCCACTGAAGCCCAGTCGGTATCCACGTCAGGCTGAATCCCAGGGCGTATTTGCCAGCGCTTTCGAACGAGCGTCTTATCTATCCCCGTCAGTGATGAGAGGTAGAGGCGCAGTACGTCGGTCGGCTCTAGGTACGTCGAAGATGACGCCTTTAAGACGCCTTCCTGCGACGAATCAAGCGCCGTCGGGATTTGTATAGGCTCCGTCATAGGCCTCCTCAGGTGCGCAGATAATCCGATAAAAGCCCTGTCCGAACTGGGTGTAGTCCGCGCAGTCTTTGATCGTGAAGCGCTTGCCGCGCCATTTCACGCAGTCATAGCCGCCGCCGGAAAACCCATCGGGGGCGTCCGCGATCATGAATCGAACGATGATCGTTCCCGCGCGCTTCAAGGCATCGGGCAGGCGCTCAATCGTCTTCATGTCCGAGGTGACTACCGCTTGAATCTCGGCGCTCTCCAAGTCTTCCCAGATGGGATTGCCGTTAACGTCGAAAGCCGCTCGGCGGCCGCTCAGGATCACAGGCGAGGTGAAAAGCGGGTCGGTAATGACCTCGCTCACGTCTAGCAGTGCCATAGCTACTCCTCTTCGACTACTACGCCCGTAATGCTGTTCAGAAGCTGGCCCGTGTTGATAAGGGGGCGCAGCCCTGAGGTAGAACCCGTTTTCATAGCGTCGAGTTCGCCCTTACGGAGGTCTGCGGTCTGTCGGTCGCGCCAGCGGTTCGCCGCAGTAGATACCTTGATCGGCTCAAGGTCGGCGGTGCGCAGGTAGTTTTTCACTGCGTCGCGCCCCTTATCTGCGGCCTCTTGCAAGTGCGCGTCCATGCGTGAATCGTCTTTCTGCAAGGCGGCTTTTGCGGCCGCTCGCATCTGCGCTTTCAGGTCGCCCTTAGCTGATTCGACGCCCGGCTTTAAGAAAGGGCGTGGCGGTATGCCTGCCGTCTCGCTACCGAACTCATGGATATACCCGAGGTCAGAGTTCGTCACGGTGCCCTTTTTGCGCTTATCGGCGTCGCTGTCTGCGGGGATGCCGATATAGACGGCCGTCTTTTTGAGGCGTTGAAGCGCCTCTTTAATGGCCGCCGTCCTGTTCAACCTTGATCGTGGCTACCGGCTGCTTTTTGCTCATAGCTGGATCGCCCCCGCGCCGAACTGTTGCATGAGCCACCACAGCTCTTGACCGTAAGGCGTCAGGTTCCAAAAGCCCGCGTCGGCAAAAGCGCCCGTAGTGGTGTCATAGCTGACTGAAGCGCCGTCTACGCTCTTGCCGGATACAAGACCGCTTATGCCGCCCCCTCTCCCGCTGCCGCCGTTTGCCGCTGATCCCTGGATGCTCAGGAAGTGCGCAGTAAAAAGCCCCATAGCGTGCGCTCGCACGTCAGGGGCTTTCCAAGGCGGATCGTCGAAAAACTCGTTTGCAAGAGTGAGGCGGATCTGCACTGCGGCATCCGGGTACAGCTCGGCAGTGAAAAGCGGGTAGGCGCTTCGAAACTCCTCAACCGTCAGCGGCTTGAGTTCCGTCATTGCCTGTCCCCTTCTTCGTCCTGCCTGCTTTCGCCTTAGCCGTCGCTACAGATTCGATTACCGCCGCTCGCGAAGAGATAAAGGCCGAATCTGCGATAGCGTCATCGACCTCATACACGCGCCCGGCCTCGAATCGGTGCCGCGCCGTCTCTTTTCCGTCCTTTCGAACGATATAGACGGTGGGCCCGATAAGCTTGATCCGCTTCATACTTGCCCCCGTTAGTCCGAGAGAACGCCGTAGAAAAGCATTTCGGGACGGACGATTTCGACAGCGCCCAGAGCACCGTAGTACGGCACGCACTGCTGATAGCCGCGGTACTGAACGGGCATGGACTGAAGCTGAACCAGCGGGAAGCGCACCACGTCGCGAGCCTTCGTATAGGCAACAAGGCGCGGCGTAGCAAAAAGCTTCTTATCGGCCAGCCACTTAACCGGGACAACGTCGAGCGAGCCGCCGTTGGCATTCGTGAGCGAGTTTTCGCGGACGAACGTCAAGAGGTTCTTTTCCGTGTTCGGGAGCTGCGTCCCGACCAGAGCGGCGAAGATCGCGGGCGGCACGAGAATGCGGTTCGGAATGCGCGTGTACTGCGTCGCCTTCCAAGCCGATTCCAACACGCCGTTAAACATATCGATCACTTCCGCGGGCGTGGTGGTGCCAGCCGTGAAAGCGCCGACGTTCGACGTGGTGACCTTATCGTCGGAGTTGAGAAGGCCCTTAATGCCAAGCTCTTCGTCGCCCACGTAGACCTGCGTATCGATGTCGAGCTGGTGCTTAATGCGCATAGCGTCGTACTTCTGCACGTCAATCGGGCGGCCGGTCTGCATAGCCTTCTGAAGCTCAAGCACGGAGTACGAAACTTCCATGCCCCAGGGCGTAACGGGCGAGGTCACCTTGGTTTGAGACACGCCGACCTGAGGCGGGGTGGTATCAGCGCCGGAAATCCACGACTTCTTACCGACCGCGGTGCCGCCAAAGCCGCCCGCATAGGTCGAGTAGATAAAGGAAGTCACTTCGTCGGCAATCGTAACGTCGGTGCGAAGATCAATATCGCGCGACCAAGTGAAGTCCGTGATCGGTTCGTACAGCTCGGGGTCGAGGCGCTCAAGCTCCCCTACAAGAAAAGCGCCCGTCGAGCTGATCTCAGCGTCAGAGAATCGCATAACTCAAATCCTCAAATGTTGTAGGCAATTTCGACGAGGCCGTCTGCGTCCGCAGGCCCCATAAAGATCGCACCCGGAACGGCCGTCGCTGCGGAATCCGAGGCCGTGATTGCGCCGGAAGCGTCGAGGTAGACCTTGCCGCCGCGTGCGGCAGTACCTTCGCCCGTAACCTTTACGGCGATATAGCCGCGCTTAAGGACGGTAACGAGGTTCTTGTTTTCGACGATCTTGCCCGTTTCGTCTCGGTACGCCTGCCCGTACTCGCGGACAGAAAAGCCGTAGACCGCATCGCCCGTAGCGGCGGTCGGCGTGACACCATCGGCCTTCGTGTTCAGCTTGACGGCAACGCCGTAAGCCGTGACGGGCGCCGTCGTGTCGTTCTTCAAAACTTCCGTGGTGTTGTCGTAGTAGCCGCGCGTAAGCATCCCTGCAAACCCGCGCGTCATCTCGGTGCCAATAAACTGCGGCATAGTTAAGCCCCCTTCTTGCTCCAAAAATCAGCGAAACGCTTGTTTAGATCGGCATTACTGCATCCGCCCTTCGAATCGCCAAAAGGCTTCGCCTTCGGGTTGTTCGACGCACGCTTGAGGAGAAGCGCCGCCGTAAAAGCCGTGTCGAGTGCCTTTCCTTCGAGCATTGCCGCGTCCCCGAACTGAGTGACGCCAGCGCCCTTAAGTGCCTGACGCTTGACGCGTTCCATAAGGCCAGCCGTGTACTTGCCGCCCTTCGCGTCGCCCGTCGGGCGTTTCATGCCGGGGCAAAGCTCCTCGGCTTCGTCGAGCGTCTGCTTAGCGCATTCGTCCGTCACAGGCTCAGCTTCGGGGTCGGGCGTCGGTTCCGGCTTCGGGTCTTCGTCCGCAACGGGCGCTTTTTCGGCGACAACCTTTTCGAGCATTTGGCGAATAGCGTCGATCTTCTGCCCCATCTCGCCGTACTCATGCTCAAGCACCGAGATGCGTTCCTCGGGCGTCTTCTGCGGATCAGCCTGCGGCTTGATCGGCTCGGTGCCGTCTTCGTCCGCGTTCCGAACTTCGACCTTATCGAGAGCTTCGTTAAAGGCGTCTTCGTCGCCGTCTTTGAACATGCGGCGAAGCACGGTCTTAAGAGATTTAGTCATTGCTCCATCCCTGATTTTGCAAGTGTCGCCGCAGCGACCTTTTTCGACTAGGGCGACGTGGTTGCCCACGATGCCCACCTGGTGCCCATTCCCGTCGCCGTCTGCAATCGGCTTAGCGTCATATCCGCAAGAGACTTCGCGAAGCCTCCCGCTTTCGACTAGCCGGATGCCGTCGGCGTCTTTGATGAGCAAATCCGCGAGGAGTTTGTCGGCTTGTTCGCCTTCACCCCTACGGACGTTCTGCACGGCTCCGATTGATCGACGCCGCCAATTCTTCGGATCGAGAAAGCTTGAGTGCCCAATCACTACGTCTTTCCCTTCGAAAGACGCCATAGCCTCGGGCGCGAAAAGCTCGCTCGCGTCTCGCTTCATATGCACTAAGCCGTCTGCACCCGCGGGCAAACCGGCTTCGACTGACGTGTAATCGAAGACGCCGACCCTAGAGATAGGAACACCCCGGCAGAGCAGGTAGCCCTCCGGGGTTTTCTCAAGGTTCGGCGAAATCGTCTCAGTCGTATAAAACTGACTGTCCTTAAATCTCATTTCAAGTGTTCGTCATCTTCGCCTGGGTAGATCGGCTCGGGAAAACAGCGGCAATTCCAGACCGCGCCGGGAAGTGCCCTAATAGGAGCGCCGCCCTTACCGATGTCGCATATAGGCGGATCGTTCCACGTGTGAAAAGTGCCGTTCAGCCTTTTGTGCATAGGTCGCACGTCCGCGTCGCCGACGGTGCGCCAGTAGTAGCCGGGGCTTCCTATGCGCTGCGCCCGAGCGCGCGTAAAGCTCGTCCTCGCTCTTGCCGTCTCCGTGCGTGCAATGCAGACAGCGCGGGATCGGGTGACGGGGCCGAGTTCGCCCTGGATGCGGTTGACGATTGCTTCGAAGCGCTCACCGCGTGCCAGCCCGTCCTTAGTCCATTCGTGCACCTTCTGCGCCGCTTCAAGTGGCAGCGATGTGATTAGCTCGACCTGCTCGGCCTGCAAGCGGTCGTACACGTCGCCCAAAACGTCCGAAGACAGCTGACGCCTCATGCTGTTGCTGATCGTCTGCCCGACCTTTTTCCAAGTCGCGTAGTCAGCCTCATCGGCGTCCACGATCATCTTGCGGGCGACTTCCTTCGCCCAGTCCGAAAGCTTCGAGCTGTAGGCGCTGAGCTTGCCAGATATGTCGGCCGCCTGAATGATCGGATCTTCCTCTTTGCTGGCGCTCTTTGCTATTCGCTCGACCTCAGTAACTACCTTGAGGAGTTGCTTTTTGTACCAGCTCTGATTTGCCGCCGTCTTCGTCGGTTCCTTGAACTGGGTAACCAGTGTTCGGGTTCTCTTCGCCACCTAAAACCTCCTCAGCGCTCGGCGGCCCCATTTCCTCAATTCGCTCGGCTTCCTGTATGTCTTCGTCCGTGACCGTCGCGAAGATGCCCACGGTATCGGAGAGCGCCTTGAGTTCCTTAAGGGCTGTCGGCAGAGAGATAAGGCGGTCGGCATATGCGCCCTGAATTGCCGCGACTTCCTGCGCCGCAACGCTCGCCTTATCGATTTCGCTCATTTGCCAGAGCGAGCAGAAATCAAATTTCAGGTCGTCCGGCGCGGGGCGTCCCGTAACGCTCAAGTGCGCCACGTCGAGAATGCGCTTAAGGCCTGCGCGAAGCATCGAGCGCTGCAACTTTTTGATGCCGTCGTAGTAGTTGCGAATGTCGCTCTCGCCCGTTGCGTTGAGGCCCGCGGGCGACTGCCCGAAGAGGCGAACGAGCGGAATGCCGAAAGCGCCTGAAATTTGCTGGCCGAGCTGTAGCAGGATGTCAGGGATGCCCGTAAAGGTGTACGTCAGCGTCTGAAAATCATCCTCAATATCGCCGACCGTTAAGCCTTCCGCGTTCTGAAACTCGCGTATGTAATCCATCTGCCGCTGAAAGCCTTCGTTCGCCACCTTGTTCGTCAGGATTTGGCGAAGGCCCTTGACTTTGTAGTAGCGCAGATAGGCTTTCGAAAGCAGTTGCGTAGCGCCCTGCGTCGCGAGGTCGAAGCCTTTGATTCGGTCGAAAACCGGCTCGATGACGGACGCGCCCCAGCCCTGATAAGACTGGCGCAGGTAGTACGGCAGCCGACGGCCTTCGAAGCGGATAACGCGCGAGTAGTGAATCCGCTGGCCGTTAAAGTCAACCTCCGAGTTGCCGGTCGTGACGCGGTAGTACTCGGGCTTGCCGAAATCGCGCCCCAGCTCTTGCACAGGGTCGAGCAATTGCGTATCAAGTTGCCAGCGGTCGAAAACCGTCAGGCCGCGGAAGCTGCCCTTCGGGACGGTCGTAAGCGGCTCTTCGACGTTCTGCCCGTCGATCATCATGACGGCAATGGCGCCGCCGTAAAGACGTGCCCACTTGATCGCTTCGCAAAGGCTGTCGAACACCGCGTAATCGTCGAGTTCTTCCCGAATCGCGTCGGCAATCGTAGGGTCGTCAGCTTTGATGTCGATCCCTTCACGCGTCATATCCTCGGCCGGAATATCGACAACCAGCCCGCAAAGCCAAGAGGTCTGATACGCCCACTCCAAAAGCTGGCGGCTCATCGAAACGTACTCGGGCAGGTACGTGGTGGCGTTAAAAGTGTTGCGCGTGCCAGTACCCATCCTAAGCAGGGGATTCGATATGCCGTCCGCGAAGCGCTGGACGCCATCGGCGAGCTGTTTCTTTCTCTGTCTCATTGCTTTGCAAGCGCTTCCCAGTAGACGCTATCGGGGTTTCGGATGTAATCGGAAAGGGCGTATCTCAACCCGTCGATTACATGGTTGTTCTTATCAAGGATGACCGGCAAGACCTCTTGCGTAAGGCGGTCGGTCTTGTAGCTGTAAAGGCGAAACTCATCCGCGGTGTGCTTGCATCGCGGGTGAATCACGATTTTCTCGAAAGACTTCAGGTAGGCGATGCCGTCTTCAATCGAGCCCTGCCACTTGTCGGCGGCGGAGATGTCGAAGCCCGAGCGATTAGCTAGATAGCTGATCGTTTCAGGGCGCGCGCAGTCGGCTTTGATCGGCCACTTATCAGCGCCGGGGACAGAGCGATAAAGCTCCGGCAGTTCGTCAATTTCGACGCCTACGCCGTACGCCTCATAGTCGATATAAAGCCGGTTCTCGTAGATAAAGCACCGCACGAGCGTAGACGGGTCTTTCGCAAAGCCGAAGTCCGCCCCGAAGAAGAGGCGATCCGCCTTCTCCCAGAGATCGTCCGGAAAATCCTCGACGACGTAGCGTCCCTTGAAGATCTGCGCGTCGCTGATCGTGCGCGGATAGCCCTCCCAGATGTGGAGGTACTTCTCGAAGTCGTGCGCCTTGTCCCACTCAAGCTCCTTACGAAGCTCCTCTGGAAAGTAGGGGTTCTCGTCGTAGTTGACCTTGCGGACGTAGGCCTCCGGAGGCGCGTGCTCGATAAAGCGCTGCGTCGTCGGATCGTCTGCGTGAAGCGGATTGAACGTGATCCAAATCTCGGAGTAGGGCTTTCTGATCGTCGGGATCAGAACCTCCCACGAAGCCTCAGAGACCGTCTGCGCTTCTTCAACCCAGCAGATGTCGATGCCTTCAGTGGACTTCACGCTCTGCTCGTTCCGGAGCAGACCCTTGAAGATGAAGCGCGATCCCGTAGCCGGGCATCGGATCTCCTGATCCGTAAAGACAAACTGAGACTCAAGCCCCAGCCTCTGAACCATGTCTTTCAGCAACTGATAGCTCGAGTCCCTGATGGAGTTCTGGATTTCACGACAGCAGAGCACGCGGACCGTAGCGCGTGACGCGATGAGGATCAGCGCCCGCGCGACAGAGAAAGACTTCCCCGAACCTCGCCCGCCATAGAAGACCTTGTATCGATGCGGCCGGAAGAGTTCGATGAAAGGATTTGTCATTCGCTGTCTTTGAGATCCTTAAGCACTGAGTCGTAGAAGTCCTTGAGTCCCTTGCCGACCTGCTGGGCCTCCACAGCGACAGTCTTGCGGTCGCCGAAGCGACTGTCGTCACGGAAGGCTGCTTCCCTGGCAAGTTCCTGCATCACTGCTCGAGTGGCCTCGACCACGCCTTTCGGTATTGAGCTGCCTGATGTAGCGGCGTTTCTCGCCTGCTCCGCCAGCCACTCCATCTCTTCGATGCGTCGGTCGTTGTAGACCTCAGCCGATTTCTTACGCGCGCGCGCGGACCGTGCCAAAAAGTCCGGATGTTTGTCCTTCCAGTTCTGTATGGTTGAACTTCCGGGCATCCCCTCCATCTGCGCGATCTTGCGCTCGGAGTATCCCTGCTCGATCAGGTCGATGATCTTGTCCGCAATCTCTTGCGTATAGGTGCTAGGCCTACCGTTTCGACCTTTCTTGTCTGTTACTTTCGGCATAGCGTCTCGTAAAAGTTCGGCGCTCACTTTCGAGCGCTGCGGAGTTCAACCATGCAAGGAATCAAGTTCACCTGCACATTCAAGCGGAAGAAAAGCAAAAAGAAAAAGAAGAAAGACAGAAGTCAATCTCGTGCACCAGCCAAGCAGCCCTCGAAACCGGTCGTCGATTGGATACCGCCTGAGTCCTATATGAACCAATATCCGGAAAGGGTTTTCGGCATCTATCAAATTGCGCTGAAGATGCTCGACCTCTGCACCGGCATACCCGACGAGCGGAAGGATGAGATCGCGAAAGCTGTCTCTTTGGCGTCCTTTTTTGACAAACCTGAGAAGTCTGCAGCCTTCCTTCATGCGTTTTCTTTGCTTGACGGTCTTGACTGGAAATGGCTCGAATGGGAGAAGTGGCGAGATATTTGCGTCGCGCACAACCTTTTCCCGTCCGGAATGGAAAGGCTATGCAGCCCCTTTCCGGATAAGCCTGACATTGAGTCTTCCCGTCGTCGTTATCGTCCGGAAAGAATCTTCTCCTTGATTTCGCTTCAAACTGCCAAGGAGCGCTTGTGGGATTTTCCGCCGGAGGTTCAGGATTTTGATCGCGACCAGATGATCAAGCTTCTCAAGAAGAATCGATCCGCCTGGCACGCTGTCATCGATCCGCACATTCAAGAACTCTGGGATCGACGGCCGCACTATGAAGGCCCTACGCCTATGAGCATCTTTGCGCTCTTCTGCTATACAGCACACGAGCGATACGACTCAAAGTGCAACGACGACCTTGTCGCGGAAAGTTGTCCGAGAAAGAAAATGGTACCGACATCCAATGTCGATAAAGCACTTCTGCCTCTGGCGCTGTCTGATCCTGATCCTCTGTGGAAGGAGCCTTATGGTGCAGTAATCCCCGGCATGATCTTCTTCCACGCAAACAAAGACTTTCTTTACTGATAAGAAAAAAGCCCAGGGCTTTCACCTTGGGCTTCTTCTTGCTCTAGCGACTTGGCGATGGGTTTCCCCGTTGCAGTGGATACACTGCCGCCAAGTTCACTCGAGGCTGATACACAGCTTGGAAATTTTCAACGGAAAACCTTACTCGATTTGGGCGCGTTTGTCAAGTCTGTCCAAAATCTTCTGGATCGACTTCTTTGCTGATGCGATCAGTGCCTCGAAGTGCCTGCCCTGCACGCGGATCTTGTACGCACGGAACATGCGGACGCGGTAGTAGCCGGAATTGTGATTTGGATCCGTGTAGAGGATCGCCAGCACGGCCTTCTCTGCGCGTAGCTGTTCATGATGCGCCTTCATCTGGCACCAGGCGTGATTCACGACCTGAGCGTCCTTCACGTCGATAGGCGGCCGATACTCACGCTCTTCATCTCCGCCTTCAGTCGTGAGATCGATGGCCGTGCACGTCGTAGATCCGGGCGTGATGTATGTCCGGATCCACCTGCCCCAGTTGGTAAGCCTTTCTTCGAGCTGATCTGCTTCAGTCATAAGTCCTCGCGTGCGAAGTTGATCCAGTCTTGGAGCGGCATGACGGCGAGCCACTTCTTGCCGTCCGCTCTGCAGATGACGACAGGCTGCTGCTCCGTGCCTTCGCAGGAAGAGGCTGCCTGTGCCATCCAGTCGTAGAGATTTCCGATGCGTGCTCTGCGCTTCACTTCGATGTTGTGTCGGCCGACGCGGATGTCGCATCCGCCTTCGCGCGTCTGAGCGAGGTTGCGCCGAACCTCCTTCCCCAGCTCGTCGCTGAGGATCCGGCACAGCTCTCTCTCGCCCGCAGCGCCTTTAGTTCGCTGACTTTTGCTCACGCAGCCTCCTCTGCTTTTCTGCAAGTGCCGCCCGTGCTTTCGGCAGGCTTTCGCGGCCGTTCTTTGCGGCTGCCCTGATGATGTTCTCCCGGCACTGGGCGCGATACTCCGCCAGCTTCTTTCTGCTGACATACGGCGACTTCTTGTCACCGCCCGGACGATGAAGCTCGCCGTCGGCGTCGAGCAAATCGCAGACAAGGAGCGCAAGCTTCTTCTGCGACTTCTCCGACATGCCGAAAGACGTGTCGCCCGTCTCGAGGATGTAGGCGTAGATGAGCGCCCTCATGTCCGCTTCTGATGCCCCCAAGTCCCGACAGGCTTGGATGAAGTTGCGCTTGGCGTAGCCCACCCTCGATGCCTTCGATAAGTACGTGTTGAGCGATGTCTTGCTCTTGTAGCCCATCGCGATCGACAGTTCAGGGAAAGAGAGGCCGAGGTGCTTGAGCACCATCTTGGCGACGATGTAGAAAGAGCTGCCGTAGTCGTAGACCGCCCGATACTCCTCGTCTGAAGAGGCAATCGCCATCGCGCCGTCTTTTCGGATGATCGTTCTCATTTCTTCTGCTCGTAGTACTCAAGCGCCTTGATGCGCTGATCGACCGCCTTCTTGTCTGCGGCCTCGAAGTAGTCGCAGTGATGCGGGATGACGATGTCCTGAAGGACCGCCCACTTGCCGCCTATGTGCCAGCGGTCGTCGTCGCAGTAGCCCTTCTTGATCCGGAAGAGCCACGCACGTCTGTCCCGCGACTGGCCTGCGAACTTCCGGCACTCGATGCAAGCGTGCTTCTCGGGTTCCGGCTCTGGCGGCGGCATGAGGTCGCTGAATAGGCTGCCTTCTTTCATTCAGACTCCTTCAACGACTGTGCGATCAGCGCCTCGATGCTCGCGCGTTCGGCCGGCGGCAGTGACAGCAATTCAATTCGAAGCATGGCTGCAGCGGTTTCGGATGATGGAATTAGCGAAGAAGCGGCGCAGAAAGAAAAAGCAAGACAAACGATGATCACAAAACGCTTCGGACTTACAAGACACAACGAAAGAGCAATTGCGCAGAAGAAAGAAATAAGGGAGCAGACGACCCCAGCACCCCAAAGAACGCCGCGAATTTCGTCTCCCTGAGCGAGTAGAAAAATCAGAGCTTTCATATCGACGCCCACACGCAAAGCAGCGCGATTCCGACGGCGAAAACGACGATTTCAGGCGCTCTAAGTTTTTGGTCTTCAAACCATCGATAGAGAAAACCCATACCGCCCACAAACGAGCAGCCAAAGCCGAACATTAAAGTCAGGATTTCCCACTTAATCATTTCTCGGCCTCTTTCTTCTTGGCCTTGTCAAGCGCATCAAAGCCGACTTTCAAGGCTGCTTCTGCAGTGACCTGCGCCCACATCCAAGCGGGCATGATCACGGTTCTGAATTCGGCCATTTCGCCTTCCTTCTGTGGGTGTTCCGGGTCAGCCGGGCCAATTTTTTTCAGAAAAGTGACTTCGACTCGGCCGTCGTCGCGCGGCTGGACGGTGTAGCCAGTTGCTTCAAAGTTCGCTTTTTGCTCGTTGCTTTCGTTGAGGGCTTCGGCGACTTTGGTCAGCATCTTGACGTACTCCGAGATGCGGTCCGACTGAACGCGCAATTCCTGGCGAACGTCGATATTCGTCTTGAAAACCCACGCGAGGCCCATAAAGGTCGCGCCGATCAGCAAGGCTGTCACGTGATTCCAATTCATTCGTCGTCCTCCGGTTCTTCCTTGAATGGATTTGATGCGCACCACTTCGGCTGCCCCAGCCAGCGCCTGCACAGCTCTCGGTACGTCTTGAACGCCTTCAGATTCTCGAAGGCCTCACGCTCTCCCAGGACTTCGATCAGTGTTTCGATGCAGACCGAGAGATCGGCCAGCTCTTCGACGAAGTGTTGCCTGTCTACATCCGACTGCGTCTCCTCGTAGTCCATGCGTGCGGCCAGCGCTTCTTCCCACTCCTCGGCCAGCTTGTCGATGCGGGCGGGTAGGCCATCAGCGCGGGCGATCTGCTTGTATGCGGACAAAAGTTTCATTTCCCACTCCAGTAACCGATGTCACTCCGGTAGTCGTCTATTTCGACTGTCTTCAATTGCTCTCTCAGCTCTCTGCGCTTTTCTCGCAAGCGGCACAGATTGACCAGAGCCTCGATATAGACGGCAGCCGATGAGGTAGTCGGGCGACGTTCAATCCGTCTTTCGTTTTCCATTAGCTCGTTTTCGATCTGGGCAAGACGTTCGAGCAGATACTCTCGCCGCATTTGCTTGAATGACTCCATCTCTGCCTCCTAAAAAGGAACTTCCTCGTCGGCCATCGGTCGCGGGCCTTCGACTCGAATTGCCATCTCGGTCTCATACGGTTCGCCGTTCTGGTACCGGATGAACTGGGTGTTGAACCATGTGATCCAGTCCTCGACCGGCTTTGGGAAAGGACTCTCTTCGAGGCCGGAAACCACCTCAAGCGTCCGTCTGCACCAGCAGTCAAAAGGAAGGTCATCTCGCTTCGGCACCTTCCACTTACCGATCCAGCTGGGCGCTCTGCCTGCGACGCCGTACGTGTAGATGTGCGGCATGATCACCTCGCGCGACATAGGAAGCCCCTTTCGCTCGAAGTAGTCGAGCCGCACACGCTCGAGCGGACTCAAGATGTGCCATGCGTACTCATGAAGGAAGATGGAGGTCCACACCCCTCGCAGTTGCAGGACCATGTCAGGCAGCTTCACCTTGTTCCTGCGAACTGCCTCCAAGTAGCGCTGCTGAGGCGTGTACTTGCCGCTGTACCAGAGCTCGAGTCGGTCGTCGATCGTCAGCATTTCCCGCCCCTGAAGATGTCCTGTGCGTTCCTGCGCCTCAGCGACTTCGCCTCTCGGCGGTCCTCCCAGGTGCAGACGATCGGATAAAGAGATCCGGAGAAGCGCGACGAGAGTCGCTCGCCAGCGTCTTCGCGGGATCGGAGAGGATCCATGTTTGACGTGACGACCGTCGGTAGTCCGGCCTCTATGCGCATGTCGATAACCTGCTGAAGCCGGCTCCGTCTGGCGACGGACCAAGAATCTGCGCCCACATCGTCGATGACGAGGCAGGAGACGCCAGCGATCAGCTCGCGAAGCTTCGTGCGTGAGATCGATAGGTCGGAGCTGAAGTCCGGCGTGTAGAGGTCGAAAAGCTCGATAGCAGGGATGAAGAAGCCAGGCATTCTTGCCGCCCGCAGTTCCGCGAGGATGCCTTTAGCGAGGTGCGTCTTGCCCGTTCCGCACTTGCCGACGAGGAGGATTCCCGCAGCCGAGTCCTTCTTGGTAATGACGCGGTCGAGAAGCATCGTCGCGAAGTCTCGGCAGATCTCCACCGCCTTCTTCTGCTCCGGACGTGTACACTCGTAGCTGTCGAGCGTCACGCTCTTGCCGCTTGGCTGAGTGATCCACGGAAGCGCTTCTGCGAGGACCTTGAATCGACGCTCGAAAAGGTCCCTCACGTCTTCGCGCTTTCTGGCGGCTTCTTCAGCCGCTTTCTTCTTCAGACGGGCCGCCTGCTCAGCAGATTGCTTGGCTCGCGTCTCTTCCGCAGCGCGCCCGTCTACCTCCGCCCAGTTTTTCTGCTGAGCATGAAGCTGTTCGATCTTTTTCTTCAGCGAATCGCTTATCACGCCTTTCATCAGTACTCTCCCGTCAGCCAGGCGTCGTAGTTCACTTCCTGGCGCTTGGATTTGGTCTTAAGAACCGGCTTTCGCTTCCAGTCCGGTGCGTCTCTGTACGAGCGGACGTTCGTCTGCCACGTCTTGCACCAGTCAAGCTTCACGGCATTGCTTCCTGCCTTCGATGTCCAGTAGTCGCGGAAGTCTGCCCAGACTCGATCCGGATCCAAGTCCGGATCCTCCTGCTCGCAGTACCTTCGCCACTCTTCCGGCAGTGCCTCGATCGAAAGCCGCTCCCCGCGCTTGCGTGCTGCCTTTGAGGGTGAAGCTGCTTCCGTGCTTTCCGCCTCTTCCCCCTGCAAGGGGGGTAAGGGGGTATGTATTGGTTCTTGGTTCTTGGTTATTGGTTCTTGGTTAAGGTTTTTTTGGGTTTCGTTTAAAAACCCACCTGAAACCATCTGGGTTTCTGTTGGGTTTTGGATTTTGCGAGGACGCCCACCCTTCCGGCCGTTTACGCGATTCCGTTCTGCTTTCGCCTGATAGTCTGCGATCACGTCGGCCATCGGTGCATAAATCCACCCTTCCTCGGTTTCCTCAAACAGCGCTTTCAGCAAACCGTTGGCTTTTTCAAATCGCTCACCTTGAAAAGCCAAAGAAACCCAGTCGGTTTTTATGGGTTTCTCTGTGCTCATGTACCTGTCGAGCAAGCGCACAAAAAGACCGACGCTCGCATCGTCCAGGTACTGGGTAGCGACAGCAAAATCGCCGATGTTGTGCGGGTAAAAGTTCATAACCCTCTCCTCGGCTCAGAAGTCAAGAATCTCCGACTTCTTCATCACCGGGAGCGTGCGGTACCGCTCCCGCAAGAAAAGAACCCAAGGACGAGGAATGCCGCCACCGCGCCAGTCAGAGACTGACGCAGGTCTGATGCCGCAAAGCTTGGCGACTGCATTCGTCCCTCCCAAGTTATCGATCACCGCATTTGAAGCCTCGGACGATAGGCGTTTCGGCGGCATTTCCGGTTTTTTACGATCCATGAGCATTACCTAACTTGAAGCGTAATTTTTATTTACGCCCCATTATATGGCATACCTAACTCAACTGTGCAAGCAATGCCCATAGAATTGTTAGAACTTCCTAACTAAGAGGCTCGCTATGACAACACTCGCCGAAAGAATGACAGCCGCGCTGGAATCCGCTCAAGAAGTCGCGCCGAACAAGTCCAAAGCTGGCCTTGCTAAGGCCGCCAATGTTCGACCGGCCTCAGTGACCGATTGGTTCAAAGGAAGGACTAAGACCCTTACATACGAAAACGCCGTCAAGGCAGCAGCCTATTTGGATGTGAACGCTGAATGGCTGATAAATGGCACTGGCGACATGCACTCACCCTCGGTCGAAGCATTCGACAGCGACGACGAACTGGATGAGGATGAATTTGT